CACAGCAAGTGGAACAGCACTTGCGTTCGTAACAGAAAATGGACGAACAAAGAGTAAGGATGCGGATTCAACGGCTACAAAAGACGGCAATGTGCGTACACCTGGAGCAACAGAAGAGGAAATTACAACAACATCACTTCTTACCAAAGGTGATGTAACAGTAGATGAGCTGGAAAATGCGATGGATAATGATGAAATCGTTGAAATCTGGGAAGTAAACCTGGAAGAACCAGCAGAAGTAGGACAGAATAAATTCAAAGGAAGATATTTCCAGGGATATATCACAGAGTTTGAATTGAATTCGACTGCAGAGGATCATGCAGAAGTTTCTCTTACATTTGGAATCAACGGCACAGGAAAACCAGGTAATGTAACTGTAACAGAAGAACAGCAGAAGATCGCTGATTATGTGTTTACAGATACACAGCCGACAGGGGCGTAACAGCCCCTATTTTTTATGGAGGTAAATAAATGTTTGAATTAACAATTGATTCGCAGGTATATGGCTTTAAGTTCGGCATTGGTTTTATGCGGGAGATGAACAAGAGGCAGAAGAAAACAGAAAATGGAATCACAAAGGAAATCGGTCTGCAGTTGGGAATCGCAGGAATCATTGATGGAGATATCGAAGACTTGATTGACATTCTTGATATTTCAAACAAGACAGAAACTCCTCGACTCACAAGAAAACAGATTGAAGAGTATATCGAAAACGAAGATACAGATATTGACAAACTCTTTGATGAGGTGCTCGATTTTTTATCCAAAGCGAATGTTACGAAGAAACTCACAAAACAGCTCATCAAAATGGTGGAAGAGGAAAGAGCGAAAGCGGAACAGAATTAAATTTTGACAGCACATATCGGGAAATAGCTTTGAATTGTTTCCGTTATTTGAATTATAAAACATTGGCGGATGTGGACCGTTTGACATTACCAGAATATAAGCTGTTGATGGATGCGGTACGATTGCAACAGATAGACAGAAGTTACTGGACGCATTTACTTGCATGGCTTACATTCGCAGCAAAAGCGGAGAAGAGAGCAGGAAAAGGAAAAACACGGCCTGTCTATAATAAGTTCAATAAGTTTTTTGATTATGAAAAAGAACTTTCAAAAGTGAAGAAGACTAATAAAAGCAGATTTCCTGGTATTAGTAAGATATTGAAAAAAGGAGAGTGAGAACATGGCGGAAAGTATGAGCGTTAAAGCTATGCTATCAGCACATGACAAGGGATTTGTATCTACTCTCAAAGGTGCTTTAGGCGCGACAAAAAGTTTAAAAGATGAAATAAAAAGCGGATTTGCATTCGGAATTCTAACTGGAGCTGGGCAGCAGGCTTTTAGCATGTTGACAAACGGAGCTAAAGATCTCGTTGGAGAAATCAATCAGTCTAGTAAAGCATGGCAGACGTTCGATGGTAATATGAAGCAATTCGGAAAGAATAGTAAAAAGATTAAAAAAGTAAAAAAAGAATTACAAAGTTATGCAGAGACAACTGTTTACAGTTCTTCAGATATGGCTTCTACTTACGCACAGCTTGAAGCAGTCGGTGTTGGAAGTATGAAAAAACTCAAAAAAGGGACAAATGGACTGGTAAAAGGATTTGGAGGACTCGCAGCAGCGGCAGAAGACCCACAGCAAGCGATGAAATCATTGTCACAGCAAGCAACACAGATGGCTGCAAAACCTAAAGTTGCATGGGAAGATTTCAAAATCATGCTTGAACAGTCACCGGCAGGTATGGCGGCAGTAGCAGATGCAATGGGACTTAGTACGGACAAACTTATTTCCAAAATACAAGAAGGCGAAGTGAAAACGGAGGATTTCTTTGCTGCAATTGATAAGGCTGGGAATAGTGAGGGATTTCAGAAGATGGCTACGGAAGCAAAGACAATCGATCAAGCAATTGACGGAGCGAAAGAAGCGCTTGGAAATAAATTGCTTCCAGCCTTTGGTGTAGTTTCTAAGCATGGCATAGAGACCATTGATGGAATAGCATCTAAAATAGGAGAAATAGATGGAGAAAAGCTTGCGACGAAAATTACAGCAGGAATTGAAGCGGCACAACCATACTGGGAATCATTTAAAGATGTGCTGGTAGAGGTTGGCGGTGTAGTAAAAAGTGTCGGCTCGTTTTTGAATGAGCATTCAGATACAATTGCAAAATGTGTGCCAATAGTATTAAAGCTTGCAGTAGCATATAAAGGTTTTCGTATCATTCGAAGCGTGATTCCGGGAGTGTCGAAATTTACAGGGGCAATCTCTTCGCTTGCTGGCAAAGGGATTTCTGGAATTGCAACAAAGCTTTTTGGCATATCTGCAGGGGAAAAAGAAGTAGGTACAGTAAGTCAAACAAGTGCAGGACAGACGTTGGCAGCAGCCAAATCTTTTATGATGATGGGCACAGCCGTGTTAATGGTTAGTGCAGGATTTGCATTATTGGCGTATGCGGCAGTATCGGTAGCGAATGCTGGTGGACCTGCTATTGCAGTCTTATTTGGTTTGATTGGTGCGGTAGCATTACTTGGTGTGGGAATGTCGATAATGTTAAAAACGCTTGCACCGATGTCTGGACAGCTAATGTCAGTTGCCACGGCGATGCTGACAATGGGTGCAGCAGTTCTTGTGGTGGCTGCAGGATTTACACTGTTAGCATTTGCAGCAATTAGTCTTGCGAATGCGGGGACGCCTGCCATAGCTTGTATGGTCGGAATGGTAGCAGCAATTGCACTTCTTGCAGTAGGTGCGGTGGCGTTAGCTCCTGCATTAACGGCGGGTTCTGCTGGTTTAATTGCATTCGGTGCCGCAGTGTTGATGGTCGGGGCAGGAGTCTTACTTGCATCTGCCGGCATTGCATTACTTGCGACACAGCTTCCAATAATATCAACTTATGGATTACAAGGAGCAGCTGCTATTACAGCATTAGGTGCGGGATTGACAGTCTTTGCGGTGGGTGCTTCTTTAGCGGGCGCATCGTCGATTGTACTTGGAGCGGGTCTAACAACGGTAGCAGTTGGACTGGGTTTGGTAAGTGCGGGAATGATTGCAGCAGGAGCTGGAACACTTGTTATGGCAGCAAGCTTAAAGCTTGTGAATTCGAGTATGAAATCTATTGCAAAGAATGCGAAAACTACACAGACGTCTTTAAAGAGTATGCAGACGAGTGTGAAGACAGTAAGTAGCGGTCTTGATGCATTGGGAAACAAAGCTAAAAATGCAATGAATAGAATGACGAATGCGTTTGACAATTCAGCAGGTAAAGCGAAATCGGCAGGAAAGAAAGTTGGTACAGGCTTCACGACAGGAATGAAGAGCGGTCTTAATGATGCCAATAGTACAGCAGCGACTGTAGTTAATCAGGTAAATTCAAGATTGCGAACAGGGCGTAGTGGCGCATATAGTGCAGGTGCTTATATCAGTTTGGGATTTGCACAGGGTATGCGTTCTCAGTTAAGTGCGATTCGTTCTGCAGCAAATCAGATTGTAGCAGCATCAGAAAAAGCAATCAGAGCAAAAGCACAGATTCATAGTCCTTCAAGACTTTCGGGGAAATTAGCATCTTACTTTGGAAAAGGATGGATAAATAACATTCTTGATATGGTGAATGATGCGAAAAAAGCAGCAGAACAGCTCATATCCATTCCGACAATAGAGGCTCCGAATCTTGCATTTGCAGGCGCATACGGAGGAGAGCTATCTGCAGACTATGAATATACACGAAATGCAGAATACCATATAACGGTTGTTTCAGAACTTGATGGTCGCGAACTTGCCAGAGCGGAAGTTTCTTACATGCAGGAAGAACTGAATAAGAGACAGACGAGAGAAAATCGCAAAAAAGGAAAAGTATAGGAGGGTGGATGTGTACAATTTTATTGATACAACAGAATATCAAGCCAGTAAAGTTCTGCCCTCTGAGGCAGTAAGCATAAATGGTGAATACATTGAGAATTTAATCGACGGATACCGTACATTATACGTATCCGGAAGAGAGAGTTTTGTAAAAGAGCTTGAATTTTACGAGACAGGAATCCGAGATGGTTCGACAGTGAAAAGCAGAAGGTATCCAGCAAGAAAAATCGTTGTTGGGTACCAGCTGTTAGCGAAATCTGACGAAGCGTTTCGAGAAGCTTTTAATAAATTGAATAGCATCTTGAATGTAATGGATGCACAGCTGATATTTAGGGATGAACAGGATAAATATTTTATCGGGACTCCTTCTGGAGCTGGCGAAGTACCGCCAGGAAGTAATTCGGTGAAGAGTGAGATAGAGTTCTATTGCGCAGATCCTTTCAAATATTCAGTTGAAGAGTATGAAGTCGAGCCAACACAGGATAATGGTTCGACTTTTCTTGTTGAATACAACGGGACATATAAATCCTTTCCGACGTTTGAGGCGAGTTTTTTCAAGGAAGAGGAAACGAGCAATGATGGAAGTACAGGAAATGCACTCACAGGAAATGGAGATTGTGGATACATTGCATTTTATAATGAGCGCGAGAAGATTATACAGCTAGGTGATCCGGATGAAGAAGACGGAGAAGACATGGAAAAGTCACAGACGCTTGTTAATCAGAGCTTTATGACACCTAAGTCATTTGGGGATGCAGTAAAGGAATTGTGGACAGCGAATAATGGATATGTATCATCGGACGCACTCATTCAGGTTGGTACAATGGACGTTGCAAAATCCTATGCTAATGCAACGGATGAACAGTATTATTTAACACCAAGTAATTATGGTTCGGGTTCTCAATGGCATGGACCATCTGTTACGAGAGTGATCCCAGCAGATGCAAGTGGAGAAATGGGCGCAAAGAATTTCACCCTGACCTATAGACAGAAAATGTCTATAGGCAGCGGATCAAAAGACATTAATCAGTATGGTCTGTTCCAAGTGATATTAATGCATATCGATGGAACGACACAAAAACGTATTGGCGGTGTGAATGTACTGAAGAGTAAGAGTGGAAAGAATGCGACACTTAGAGTGTATATCAATGATAAATATTACGATAAGACAATCGATTTATCTTTGAACAATATTTATTTTGGAAACAACAACACGTCTAAAGGAATTACACCGGTAAAGACATCTACCATCACGAAAACAGGAGATACGTTGAATTTTAACCTTGGTGGAATTGTTCTGGAATATAGGGATAGCGAGATCGAGGAGTTGACAGTGACACATATTACGTTTTCAATAGCGAAGTATGGGAACAAAACTCCGCTGGCCTATAATGGTCTGTATTCCGCAAAGTTCGTGAAACACAACTGCGATACATGGCATGATGTAATAAATAAGTTTAGTGCAAGTGATGTCGTTATTGCAGACTGTAAAGCAGGGGAAATATATCTGAACGACATACGTACACCAGGGCTTGGAGCACTGGGAAATGACTGGGAAGAATTTTATCTCTCTCCTGGAATAAATCAGATTGGCGTAGCCTGGTCGGATTGGACGAAAGAAGGATATGAACCGACATTTAAGATGCGGTACCGGGAGGTGTTCTTGTGATTATCTATTTTGCGGATAGAAAAATGCAGATACTCGGACACGCATCAACAGGTCTTCCAAATGGCATTAAGATCAATGATGATTTGAAATCGGAAGATGTGGAATCAGGTGTTGCTACGTTTACTGGATACATACAGTTTGACGAAAGTAATCAGGTCAAACTAGAGGAGATGCTGAACACAGGGAATTATATCCTTCGGAAAGATGACAAGGAGAATGAATTCTATACAATCATCGATTCCGAGAGTGACACTGATACAAAAGAGATTTATTTTTATGCTGAAGATGCAGGACTGGACCTTCTGAATGAAATGGCAGGAGCGTTTGCAGCAGATGAGTCTCACGACGTAGAGTGGTACGTTAATAAATATATCGCAGATAGCGGATTTGAAATCGGTGTAAATGAGATATCCTCTGATACTACAAGGAAACTTTCTTGGGATGGTGAAAGCACTGTTACAGAACGTCTTGCAAGCATTGCGACACAATTCGGTGGATTCGAAATATCATATTCTTTTGACATTGATGGACTACAGGTACTTCATAAGTATGTAAACATTTACAGAGAAAGAGGGAAGGCCATCGGAGAACAACTCCGACTAAATAGAGATATCAGTAGAATCCGGACAAAGAAGTCAATTGCAAAACTTGCGACGGCATTCTCATGTACTGGAGGGATTCCAGAAGGTTTTGAAACTCCGATTACGTTAAAGGGATACGAATACGATGACGGAGATTTTTATGTTGGCAGTGATGGAATCCTCAGATCAAGAAAAGCAAATGAGAAATGGAGCCGTTATATTTGGAAGAAAGAACCAAATCAGATGGACGGATATGACGGGAGTATCGTAAGACCATATTCTTATGAAACGACTAGCCAGAAAACGCTTTGTTCACATGCAATTACTGAATTGAAAAAAGTATGTGATTTGGAAGTGAATTATGAAGTGGACATTAAGAGGCTTCCGGAAAACATAAAGGTTGGAGATCGAGTGGATATTGTTAATGATGCTGGAGAGTTGTATCTTTCAGCGAGAATATTGAAACTTGAAAAGTCAGCGTCAAAAGGTGAATATACAGCAACTCTGGGAGAATATCTTCTTAAAGAAAGTGGTATTTCACAGACAGTGGAAGAACTTGCACAGCAGTTCTCTGAACTGGCGAAGAACCGAACGCTTTATACATGGATAGCTTATGCGGACGATGAACATGGAAATGGAATCAGTTTAGATCCTGTAGGAAAAACATATTTAGGTACAGTTACAAATCGATTGGTCGAGGAAGTTGATATAACGGACCCGACCATTTTTTCATGGTCAAAAATCAAAGGTGAAGATGGAACATCTGGGACAGGCGTGTTATCGCTCACAGAACAGTATTACCTGTCTTCATCATCAACTGCTCAGGTTGGCGGCAGCTGGTCAGATGCTACAGTAGGATGGAAAAGCGGTTACTATATCTGGGTGAGAAATAAGATTGAATGGTCAGATGGAAAGACGACCTTTACGGATCCTGTGCTGGACAAAGCATCGAACAGTGCAAATGAGAATGCAGAATCGGCAAAGCAGGAAGCAGGGGTAGCAGCTGACAAGGCAGAATCAGCGAAAAATGATGCAGTAGAAGCATTAGCGAAAGTGACGTCATTGGAAGCACGTGCAATTACCACGGATACTCTTACAGCAAAGGTTGCAGAGTTGGGGTATCTGAAAGCAAATGAAGCAGCATTGACCTATGCAACGATTGAGAACCTCAATTCAGCTAATGCAAATATCAGTAGTTTACAGTCCAAAGTAGCGACGATTGAAAAAGCATATCTGACGGAAGCGCAGATAGAGACACTGATTGCAGACAAGGGTTATATCACTTCTTTACGCGTTGACGAGTTATTGGCGGATTATGCAAAGATAACTGTATTAAGTGCTGTGGATGCGAAAATCACGTCACTTACTTCAAAGGCAATAACAACTGATACACTTTCGGCAGAGGTCGCAAAACTTGAATATCTAAAGGCAGATGAAGCAAAGATTACTTATGCGACTATTGCTAATCTAAATGCGGTAAATGCGACAGTGTCAACGTTATCAGCAAAGGCGATTACTACCGATAATCTTTCAGCGAAAGTTGCAGAACTGGGATATTTACTGGCAAAAGACTTAGAGGCAGAGGTGGCAAAATTTGGCTACATTAAAGCGAGTGAAGCATTACTCACTTATGCAACAATCTCTAATTTGAACGCAGCTGTAGCACGGATTGGGACACTAGAGACTGATACGGTAAAGACGGAAAGATTAGAAGCTTTGGTAGCAGAATTTGGGTACCTAAAGGCAAATGATGCAGCTCTGACCTATGCGACAATAACAAATCTGAATGTTGTAAACGGGAATATTATTACAATACAGTCTAAGATTGCAGATATTGAGAAGGCATACTTAAATGAGGCTCAGATAAATCAGTTGATCGTAGGTAAGGGATATCTGACAGAGGCAGAAGTAACAACCCTGATTGCAGATGGAGCTTACTTGAATGAAGCCCAGGTAAATACACTGATTGCAGAAAAGGGATTCATTACAGAAGCTAAAGTTAATACGTTATTGACTGATTATGCGACAGTGAAGTCCTTGGATGCTGCAACTGGGCGCATTACCACTTTAGAAACTACTACCTTGAAAACGGTAAATTTGAGCACAGAGGTGGCAAAACTTGGTTATGCTACAGCAGACAGTTTAAATGCAGCAATCGCACGTATAGGCACACTTGAGAGTACAACAGTGAAGGCGAATGAATTGGAATCAAAAGTGGCAACATTCGGCTACTTAAAAACAACCACTGCAGAAGCCTATTATGCGACGATTGCCAACGTAAAGGCAACTTACGCTACTATCGAAAACGTAAAGGCAACCTATGCTACTATTGAAAGTCTGAAATCAACAGAAGGCAAGATTGATGACCTCACATCTATTGCAATCACTACGGATAACTTGTCTGCGAAAGTGGCTGATCTTGGATATTTGACGGTTTCTGATGCAAAGGCAACTTATGCTACCATCACAAATCTGAACACCGCAAATGCCAATATTTCAGCGTTACAGACGAAAGTGGCGAATATCAATACAATCATGTTTGGTTCAGCATCCGGAAGCAGTTTAACGACAGAGTTCAGTAACTCTGTGATTGCGCTGATCGGGGATGCGACCATCTCCAGTGCGAAGATAGCATCCATCGTGGCAGATAAGATTACATCTGGAGCATTGAATACCAGCAGTGTCACGGTGAAGTCATCCAATGGAAGGCTTCAGATAACTGGAGACACTATCTTAATAAAAGATGCTAATCGAACAAGAGTACAGCTTGGAAAGGATGCAAATTCCGATTATAACATATATGTGGCAGATGCTTCAGGGAACGTAATGTTCGATGCGACGGGAATACATTCAGATGCAATTAAGAACCCAATTATTGAAAATGCGATGGTGGCGGACGATGCGAATATCTCTGCATCTAAGCTGGATATTGACAGCCTGTTCACTGAAATCAATGGAAGTGCGAACACTATCAAATCCACAAAGGTATATTTGGATGATAAGAAGCAGACGCTGGATGTAGCATTTTCAAATGTTACAACGGAGATTTCGGATATTAATTCCGATATTTCGAGTCTCGATACGAAAGTAACCAGCCAGGGGACGTCTATCAGTACAATTCAGGGACAGATATCAAGTAAGATATGGACACAGGATATTACTTCCAGTATAAATTCAGCAGTATCAGACATGGAGGACATTACGGATGCATTGTCATCTCGCCTGACAACGCAGGAAAATAATTACAGTACATTGAATCAGACGGTAAGCGGTTTGAGCAGTACTGTAGCATCTCATACAACTCAGATTGCAAGTAAGGCAGATGGTTCAACCATGACATCCCTGTCAAGTAAAGTGACTACGCTGGAATCCAGTCTCAATGGATTTAAGACTATAGTAGCAGACACTTACGCGACAAAGACGGAATTTTCTGGGAAGGACCCGTTCATTAAAGGAACGCAGACAGCGGCAACCGGTTCCTGGACAGGAACAGCACCATTTACCGCGTTGGAAGATGGGCAGCAGATTACGTATTGGCTTCCATATGCTGGGAGTGGAAATGCGACGCTGAATCTTACATTGAGTAATGGAACTACGACAGGAGCTGTTGCGTGTTATTATAGTGGCACGACTAGATTGACGACTCATTATGCCGCAGGAAATGTGATTCATCTGACATACAGAAAGAACGTGACGATTGGCAGCAGTACATATACCGGATGGTGGGCGGATGCAAACTACGATACCAATTATTATGATCGATTACGATACCAGAAGGCTATCAAGGCGAGTGCAGCGATTACTGCCGGAAACATCATCGTTGGAAATGCCAGTGGATATCATCATTTGAAGACGGGCACATCATTCGATATCGGATATCCAATACTTTACGCAGGAGCAGCAATCAGCAGTGGTTCGACAGGTACGAACAATTACCTGATCTATTCCTTTACAGTCACAACAACACAGTCGATTTCATTGACTGCATATAAAGCGGTATATATCAAAGGTACATTAGATGGGGTAACGTTTACACCAGCAAGTACCGCACCGTTAACTCAGACCGTTCCTACCAGTGAGGACGGCTATTTTTATATGCTTTTAGGAACAGCTGTTACATCTACAACGATGTATCTGTTATCAGAGCACCCGTTATTTAAATATGACGGAGATGGATTCAAGTCTGTAGAACAGATTTTGATGGAAACACAGACTATTGCAGAACAGACAGCAGACCAGTTCACCTGGTTAGTGAAATCTGGGACCAGTTCCACGAATTTTACTCTGACAGACCGTATGGCAAACTTATTGTCCTCACAGTTTAATATTGATGCACTGACAACATTCATGAATTCCGCAAAGAATGGAACCTCTACAGTAATCAATGGAGGAAGTATCCTGACCGGAACAATTACGGCTGACAAGATTAATGTAACAGATCTGTTCGCACAGGATATCACAGCAACGGGAAGCATTACCGGACTTAAATATTTAAGCAGTGGAACAGATTCCGGCGGTTATCCATCCACATTAACAATGGATGCAGGAGATATTACATTAGTTGCAACAGATGGTTCATTAGGAAATGGAACATACAAATACAATTTTGAATCCTATATTTCCGGACACCATGCAACATTTTCATACAATGTAACAGGTGCAGAATATAACTTCCTTACATTCAATGGAAATTATTTGAGACTTATTAATTATCCGAATGGAGTGGCGGGAAGTGAAACGGTTGTGTTCGAAGCAAGTTCGGCAAACAATGATCCGTTTGTGAATTGTTATAATCTAACAGCTACAGGTGCGACGACCTTGAAGGGTGCACTGACATTTGAGACTGGAACGACTCAGTCAGCAACAAAGGGAATCAAGTGGCAGGCAATCAATTCCAAAAATCCGTATATCGGATATGCTACAGATCAGGTGGATGGTACATTTGTTGTTGGTAGCCTTCTTGGGACAAATTATGCTAGTGGACTTGCTATCGGCGGTGGTTCCGGAAATCTTCTTTGGAAAGGAGCAAAGGTAGCCACGGCAACAGATCTTGCAGGATATGCACTGGCAAGCCATACGCATAGTTATCTTCCACTATCAGGTGGGACGATTACAGGAGCATCAGGTGACACGCCTCTGTATGTAAAATCTGCATCGACTGGATCTTACATAGGAATACAAAATTCAAGTGGTAGTACATTGGGATATTTCGGATTTAGTGCAGCGAACACACCAGTGGTGTATATAGGCAGCGCAAAGAAAATATTGCATGAAGGAAATTGGAGCAGTTATTGTGCGGCGGCAAGTCATACACATAATTACATGGCAAGTAATCCGACATCCATTGAGCTGAACTCTACGGGAAGCTTATCTGGCTATGGTGGATTTATTGATTTCCATTTCAATGGAAGTACGGAAGACTATACTTCAAGAATCATTGAAAATGCGTCAGGACAGCTTCAGATTAACGGCGTGACGATTACATCAGCTAAAGTAGTGACCGCTACAACATTTATAGGCTCATTGAGTGGCAATGCTACTTCAGCTACAAAGGCAACAAATGATGGTAATGGAAGACAAATCAGTAGATTTTATTGTTCAATGATTCCGGCAGGAACGTCAATCCCTGCAAATGCTAATCTGAACACTACCGATTACCTGAAAGTAGGAAACTACTATTGCTCACAAAATGTGAACGCAGCTACATTAACAAACAGTCCATTATCTGTTGCGTTTGCAATGCAGGTATTCAATCCACTGTCAACGACTGTGGATAACGAAACTACCGGTACATGGGTTTACCGTTTGAGGAAAATTACTTGCTACAATACTGGTGTAGAATATATTCAGTATTGCTATGCAGGGGCAACAGCTAACTCATGGACATACGGCGATTGGTATGTTGTGCCACGTTCAAAATTTACACTCGATACCACTGACACCAATGGAGGCAGTGCACAGGTAGGTAGTGCAACACAGCCTGTGTATGTTGGTTCTGATGGTACAATTAACAAATGTACATACACATTAGGGAAATCCGTACCGAGTAATGCGGTGTTTACAGATACAACATATGCCGTTGCCACCGCGTCTGCAAACGGATTGCTGAGCGCTGCAGATAAGGATAAACTTGATGTACTGCCAGGAAAGATAATTAATGGTGGTGGTACAGGTGGCGGTGAAATATTCAATGATTACACAAATAATAAGGCTGCTGGTGCGTATGCACATGCAGAAGGATACAAAGCAACGGCATCAGCTTCGGCAAGTCATGCGGAAGGGTATAACAACACGGCCAGTGCTGGATACGCCCATGTAGAAGGGCGAGACAACACAGCAAGTGGAACGGCAGCACATGCTGAAGGTTATATAACAACAGCATCAGCTACGGCAAGTCATTCGGAAGGATATAATACCAAAGCAAGTGGTGATGCAAGTCATGCAGAGGGATATTGGACTACGGCACTTGCATGGCAGCATGCACAGGGGCATTACAATAACACATCTACTGCGGCGGCAGGAACAAGCAGCGGGACTGGAACCGGAACTGCATTTGTTATCGGGAACGGAACAGCCTCATCACCGTCGAATGCGTTCAGGGTGAACTATAACGGACAGCCGTATGCTCTTAATGCGTTGACTACTTCAGGATGTGACTATGCGGAGTATTTTGAATGGCTTGATGGAAATCTAGATGAAGAAGACCGAAGAGGATACTTTGTGACACTGGATGGCGACAAGATAAGAAAGGCAGAACCAGGAGATTATATCCTTGGTATTACAAGTGCTCTTCCATCTATTATCGGTAACGGAGATGAATGCTGGAAGGGAAGATACATTCTCGATGAATTCGGAGATTTTATCGTAGAAGAGATCGAGTGTGAAGAAACTGTTGTAGATAGAGAGACAGGGGAAATAACTGTCGTGAAAAAAGTCGCAACAAAGTATAAAGAGAATCCAGATTACGATCCATCACAGGCATATATCCAGCGAGAAGACAGACCAGAATGGGCGAAGGTCGGAATGCTTGGAGTAATAGCTGTGAGGGATGACGGAACCTGTCAGGTCAACGGATTCTGTAAGGTGGCTAAAGGTGGTATAGCCACAGCTTCAGAAACAGGATACCGAGTAATAGCAAGAACGAAAGAAAAAATCGTTAAAGTTATTTTTAAGTTTTAATTCAACAGCAGCACATGGGCAGATGAAATGTTTGTCCATGTGTTTTTTTAGAAAGGAGACAATATTATGTCATTAATCAAAGAAGAAAGAATCACAATCACAGGACACTCAATGATCGGAGAAGTAGAGGCATGCGGATTTCAGGCAATGATTGATTCCACAAATCCAAATAACATGTCTATTAGTTCATGGCAGACAAATCCATCTCTTTATAAAGAGAACCGCACAGTCTGCAGAGCAGATCAGGCAGAATTCGAAGACTATTGCTATAGTGTTCAGGATGAAAAAATCGCAGAAATGAAAGAAACAGTAGAAGCATAAGGGGGAGATGTCATGGAAATCAGATTAGGAAATTTAATTGAAAGTCAGGGTGCATTAGGTATTTTAAACCAGCAGAGAGGACTCAGCAGTGTAACGGCTTACCGTATCATGAAGAATGTAAAAGCAGTAACAGAAGAATTCAAAGCTTATGACGAACAGAGAATTGCTCTCTGTAAAGAGTATGCGAACAAGGATGAAAAGGAAAACCCAATCATCAGACCAGACGGCAACTATGATATTCCTGAAGAATCCATGAGAGAATACCTGGAAGAACTCAGAAAACTTCATGATGAAGTAGTGGAAATTCCGATTAAAAAGGTTGCTCTGAAAGAAATTGATGCAGCAGGACTTTCTCCAGTTCTTATTGAAGCTATCGAGTTTATGCTTGAAACAGATGAGGAATAAGGGCATCTTCGGATGTCCTTTTTATTGGACAAAGGGTGGTGGAAATGGGAGATTTTATTGAGCGTGGTGAACATGAAGAATATGTAAAACGCATGGAGGATGAGCACAGACGCATCTCGAAACGCATTGAACGTGTAGAAAAAATCATGGAGCAGTACCATGAGATTGCGATGTCAGTGCAGAAGCTGGCACTGAATATGGAAAATATGCTTAAGGAATTGAAGTCGCAGGGAGAACGCATTGACGACCTCGAATCAAAGGATGGAGAGATGTGGAGAAAGGTGTCCAGCCATGTGATAACAACAGCAGTGGGAGCAGTAGTCTGCTACATATTTATGAAGTTAGGAATGTAGGGGGATAATGACATGAAAATGAGAAACGAGACGTATGACATTATCAAATGGATTGCACAGATTGTATTACCGGCATTAGGAACGCTTTACTTTGCGCTGGCAGGTATTTGGGGATTTCCTTTCGGCGAACAGATTGTAGGTACAATTACCGCAGTTGATACATTTCTTGGTGTAATCCTTGGTATGAGTAATTCAAAATATAAAGCAGAGGGCGAGTAATCGTCCTCTTTTAACGTGCAAGATTTTAGGTTTTATGCACGTTGGCAAATTACCAGCAAGTTAAATATAAAATCAAATATTTGAGTTTCTGATTCTATATTTGTGATTTTCTCACAAAATTCACGTTATAGGATCAGAAATGAAAGTTACCAGCAAGTTAACAGTATTGTGCGACGTCGCACAGGAAGGAGATTATTATGGCAACAAAGATTATTGCGTTAGATGCAGGTCATGGTCTTAAGACTGCAGGTAAGCGTACACCAGATGGTATCCATGAATGGGAATTGAACGATAAAGTCAGAGATTACGTGGTGGAACTGTTGAAAGACTACGATGTGAAATTTATCTTCCCTGACAACAACGAAGGGAATACAGACGAAAGCTTATCCAGCAGAAAATCCATGTATGTAAATAAAAAGGTTGATGCAGCGGTATCTATTCATCACAACGCACATCTCGGTAAATGGGGAAGTGCAAATGGCGTTGAAATATACGTAGACAAGAATAATACATCCGCTGACATGAAGCTTGCAGAAGCAATTTATAAGAATCTTCCAAAATATACAGGTCTTAAGGGACGAGGAATCAAGAAAGCAAACTGGGCTGTTATCAATCAGAACAGTATTCCTGCTGTATTGGTGGAAGGTGGCTTCATGGACAATAAGGGCGACCATAAGGTGATTACGTCCGCAGCAGGGCAGAAAGCCTATGCAAAAGCGATAGCAGAAGGCTTGATTGAATTCTTGAATTTAAAAAAGAAATCAACGGCAAAGAAAGAAACCAGCACATCCAGCGAAGTAACATATCGTGTGCAGGTTGGAGCATTCAAAGATAAAAAGAATGCAGAAGCACTGGTAAAAACTTTAAAAGAAAAAGGCTTTGATGCAATTATCAAAGAAGTGTAAAATTACAGCCCATCTCATTGTGAGGTGGGCTTTTTCTGATTTGACAAAAATATTTTAAAATACGCGTAAGTTTTTTGAAGTTCGCGTGTCTATATAGTAGAGGGAAATGAATGAAAGTTACCGGGTTTAATGAGGGTGGTGCTTGCCCGCCCGGTCCCTCTTAAGAAAGATTTTTCTATTTCTCCAGTATTAAGATATCATCAATTTCACAGTCTAGGTATTCGCAAATCTTGGCCAGAATATTCAAGTCTATTCTTGAAATCTTATTCTTACAGTAGTTATTTAACTGTGTGCGCTGCAGTCTGCAGTCATAGCATAGCTGAGTCTTACTAATTCCTTTCTCTTTCAGGACAGTTTCTATGTCAATTCTTATCGTGCTCATGAATCGATCTCGTTCTGCTTGTAATTAGCTCTAAGGTATGCTGCAAATATTTCTATGAGCTCTCGCGGATAAGGACGTTCGTGCCAAATAAAAAATCCCATCTCTTTTAATACCGTTTTCCCGTTGTTCCTCATAAAGACATCACGAACAGTACGAAGGTCTTTTTCTACAGACCGAGGATCTGCATTGAATTCCTCTGCGATGGGGATATAAATTTCCTTGCAAGCATGAAGTAGACGTACAGGGTTTTCATAAACTAGCATAACAGCTTTTATGAAGTAGTTGTATCCTACATAGGTACGAAGCACACCGGCTCTGTATAGTAGTCTTTCAAGTTCTCTTTCCATGACGGTTTTCTCCTGTGTAAAATATGATTTTACAATAGAGCAAAATGGAATAATTTCACATAATACTGACTAGGAAAGAGGATTTTCGACTAAGAAAGACGAGTTTCTACTATATAAAATGTGCTTTATAGGTCGTAACAAAATGGTCAACCTTTTTGCTACAACCTATAAAGTTAAGGAAACCCAGTAAAATCAAGGGTTTCCGAGGATTTAAGTATAAAATTATATATAACAAAAGTAATAAATATCTAGCAAATCTTCTTGACGATTATATACAATTTTGTCTAC